CAGTATAAGGCACTAATCCAGTTATTGATGGAATACTTGGGAAGGTTACTAATGAGCCATCCCCAGCTACATACTGACTAGCAGCACCAGCAAAACCAATATTAATATTACCACTTGTAGTTACAGGACTTCCTGTAATAGAAAGTGCAGCTACTGATTCAGTAATTCCTATTGAAGTTACTGTTCCGTTATAAGTATCGTTACTTGTTATTGTAAAAGAAGGATAAGTACCACTAATTGATGTAGTTCCTGCTCCTGTTAAAGTAACAGTTTGGTCTGGTAAAGAGTTTGTTATAACACCAGTTGTAGAGTTATAACTTATGCCTGTACTACCTGATACACTTAATCTTGCTCTAGCATCGGTATAGTAAAGATTTGTACCCTCACTAATGTTAGAAGTAGTTAAACTAACTGCTCCAGTAAATCCATTTACGGAAACTACTGCATCGGTATTATCTACCTTTTGCCAAACACTTCCTTGAAATATTGCCCAATCTCCCACTTGCCAATCGGTAATGCCATCTAAGTTAGTTGTACCTGCAACAGATACAATATAGTAATTACCAGCAGTTCCTACTCCACTTGCCAAAGTAGGAGTATTAGTACTAGCATTCCAAGTTCCTTTATATATTGAACCACCTATTAATCCGTTGATTTGATTTTGAACTTTACCAAAAGCAGTTAAGATTGAATCAGTAGCAGATATTGAACCACCAGTTACATTAACACCAGTTAAAACTTTCCCTGTTACTGCCGAATTAACCAAAGAAGGACTTGCATAAGTTCCACTTAATTCCCCTCCAGCAGCAATGCCTTCAATAGTTGTTAAGTAAGTAGAATTATCGTAAGTAATGGTTGTGCCACTAGCTTTAACAAAGCCTGTTCCGTTTAATTGGTTTTGTTTATCATTAAAAGTTGACCAATCTGTACTTGATAAATATCCGTTTTGAGTTGAATTAGCAACTTGGATAGTAAAATTACCAGTAGTATTATTATAGAACAAAGGAGAAGATGCACTTAAGCCAGTTAAACTAATACCACCTAAACCAGCCAAAGTATATGTTGGAACATTTAAAGTAGAACCAACTAAAGTAGCCGAACCATTATTACCAGTTGTAGTTAATGTTAAAGTTGATTGTTTACTATTAAAAGTTACCCAATCTGCACTACTTAAATAACCATTTGTAGATGCACTAGATTGAGAGATAGAAACTACCCCACTAGTAACACTAATAGGAGCTGTGCCACTTATAGCAGCTTGTGCTCTTGCAGTTGTAAAGTAAAGGTTTGTTCCTTCACCTATATCTGTTGTGCTTAAAGTAGTAGAACCACCTAAAGCCACAGTCTTTGAGTTTATAGTAACTGAATCGTTAAATAAACTTGTATTAGGAATATCATCTAAAGCAATAATACCAGTTGTATTAGAATAAACCACACCTGAAGCAGAACTTCCACTTATAGAGAATCTTGCTCTTTGCTCAGTAAAATATAAATTAGTATTCTCAGTTACTTGCAAAGTATTATAATCACCACTTGTAGCTACAACTGCTCCAGTTCTACCAAATACTGAAGTTACTGCATCTGTATTGTCATCGGTCCAAGAAGCAGTAATAGTACCACCACTTTGCTGATTTAATGTCAAAGTCTTAGTCGTTGTTCCTGTTACGGCAGCAGATGTTAAACTTCTATTATATGCAGTATCCCAAGTTGTTTGACTTGCAGTAGTAGGAATTGAATAGCCTGTTTGTAATCCAAAAGCTAAAGTTCCTGAAGTAGTTATTGGAGAACCAGCTATTGTTAATCCTGTTGGAACACTTGCAGCTACACTTGTAACTGTACCTACATAACTTTCAGTTGAGTTTACCCAAGCAGTTCCATTGTATCTTAAAACTTGACCATTACTAGGAGTAACAATTGTTACATCACCTAAAAGAGTTAAAGTATAATCACCATCTTGAGCAACTACGTTCCCTGTTCTACCATATACAGAATAAACACCAGTAGGCAAAGGATATGCTCCAGAAGGAGCTTCAATTATTACTGGTTCTTCAGTTACATTAATCTCTATAATATCATTTACAACTGTTATTTCTGTACTCATTAGATTTGTGTTATATCTTGATAAACAATAAAATTACCCCAAATATATGTCTTGATATTATCATTTGGAAATTGGATAGTCATATCATAAACATAAGAACCAGCATCTATATTCACATCGTAATTAATTGTAATTTGGTTATCATCTACACCACCAATAGTTATACCATCAGCTAAAGTCAATGTCATATCTGCATCTGCTGAATTAGGTCTCCTACGAACTTGAATTTCTATATTCGCACCTGTTAAATCAATTGGGTCAGTATTAGCAGTTAATTGGAATATTTGACTCCAAGTATTGTTCTGCCATATCTGAATATTATAATTCGCTGGTCTGAAATCAGCATTAGAAGGATTACAAGACATTATTTTTCTATTTTTACAAATTTACTAATTATTAAACAATTCCTTATATTCAATAGCTTCCCCCCAATAAGGATGAGTTTGATAAGTATTGTCTTTAGAATAGATAGAATTATGAGATGTAAAGTGATTGCCGTGATTAATATGGATAGCCTCATTCTTACTTACCCATTGAGTTCGTTTTAATTTATCTGTTTCTATATTGCCACAATTAACCTTTAAGGCATTAGGAAGTATGTTTAAACAATGCTCAATTGCATCATCTAGTCTCATAGTCATCTGGTGGAAAGGCTCATCGTTTTGGTGTCTATGTTGCCAACCTTCCTTATTGATTCCTCCATAGTGCATATTGGTTAAAACTTCTCCTTTGTTAAAGTCTGGATAATCAAAATAACCTTTTGGGTACATTACATCGTGCTCTAAGAAAGATACATATTCGTACTCTCCCATCTCCCTAGCCATAAACAAGCATTGCATTATCTGTAACAATTGGTTAAGGTGGCTTTGAGACTTATACCAACTAAAAACGCTTAGGAACGGATTTAAGGGCATTTCTTCCCAAAGGCAAGTGATTATATCGGCTTTGCCTTCAGAGGCGATTTTTATAGTGTCTAATGACTTATAAATGGCATTCCAAATAGTATGTTGGTTATTGTTAGAATAAAAGATGCCTAAACGCTTATTCCCAGTCTTTGGGATAGAGATTAAACTGCCTTCCTTATACGTTTGTAAATGGACCAAATCTTTATCTTGCCAACTTAATTCTAAATGCTTTACTTGCCCGACATTAGGGTCTCCTATAATATCGTTATTTACTCTTAGCATTAATTTATCAGACTTTACTTTGTTACTGACAATCTCCGTACAATCTACACCACCATATTTAGCTGATATTATTCTCATAGGACTGTTTTAGTTTGTTGTATTAATTCCCAATATTTAGAACTAGCAAACTCTTTATTTATGTTTATAGTTTCCCCATAAGGCAACTTATTAATGTAATTAGACTTAAAGAATAATCCACTTATAGCATCAATTGCTCCTGCGTTATGATAGATGTTTAATTTATCCCAAGATTCAATCCTTGATGTTGCCCAAGCAAAATCTAAATCTGGATGACATATTGTTTTTTTATCCATCTTCCAACCTTCCCATAATACTGCCCACATATCTGCACACCATATCTGTAACTCGTGGTAAACTGGATTATCTGCTTTTATATTTGCACTTAATTCGCTTATCTCTTTATAAAGTCTCTCACAATTCCTTTCTACATTATCCCAAAATTTCCAACCTATTCCTTTCATTAGATATTGAGCACCTATTGAATTGCGTTCATTCTCTTTGATAATTTCTTTGTCTATTCCTACTATATCACACATAGCATCTAATACTTGTTCGCCTTTACTCATTATGTAATCATAACCAATGTAGAATCTAGTATCAGAACCATACCATTTGTCATCATATAAAAACTTATACCATTCAATTGGCTTAGTAAATACTATATCGCAATCGTGATAGAAAATAGCATCTTGTTCTAACTCAGGGAATTTCTTAAAATGTTGCTTTAGAATGTTTGGTCTAATAGATGAAACATAGTTTTTATTTTCTCTGGTATCATCATAAAAGAAGAATCTAGCTGCATAATTATTTGCTAGTTTAGACCATTCAATAGGAATAGAACCATCTCGCCAACATACTATGTCTATGTTGTTAGGATTGATTCCCATTGCACTAAAGTTGTTAATCATTACCTCTACTTGCCAAGCATAGTAAAGCGTTGCTGGTTGAGCACATACGAATCTTATTGTCATCGGTTTTGGTTTTTATTTAACAAGGAGCACAATCAGAATTAACTGAACAAGGAGTGCCACAGCTATATATTGTTAGTGTTCCTGAATTTGCAGATGGTGTAGTTCCTGCTCTTGCACACACTGTCTGAGTAACACCACTTCCTATGTTTCTATTTAACGTAGTTCCATCACTACATCTATCATAAGAATAATTGCCAGTACCACTTCCTTCGTTTACTATTGTCCAGCATTCACAAGGAGCAGCCGTAGTAGTTGTGGTCGTTGTTGTAGTTGTTGTGGTAGTACAAGTAGGAGTAACCGATAAAGCTAATTTGTTTCCGTTACTATCTTTTATTACTGCCCATAATTGACCTGATACTGCAAATGAAGCTGGTGCATATGTATTAGATGTTCCAGCAGTATAAGCAGTATTTGCAATAGCATCGGTAAAATAGTTAAACACAGTATTGCCATAAGAATAACCTCCACTTCCACCAGAGAAAGAGTTAATCGTTACTACTGCATTAGTTCCACTACAAGTATAACTTATATTAAAAGATAAAGGTGCTAAAGTAGTCGTTGTAGTCGTGGTCGTAGTAGCAGGACATCCTGTGAAGCCAGTAGCAGTAATTGATAATTGCAAACCACTTGGGTCTGTATAATAAATTGAATCTATCCTAAAGGTTTGACCGATAGATGTAACTCTATCATTGACATTGAAAGTTCCATTAGGATATTGAGCAGAGGTAACCGAAGCACCTGTTCCACAATTAAATAGATTATACCATACTGGAGGCACAGTCGTAGTACTCGTAGTAGTCGTAGTAGCACAAGCTGGAGTAACAGAACGAGCCCTTCTATTTAAAGGGTTTGCTGCATCTCTTACTGCTACCCAATGAATGGTGTCATCTTGATTATAATAAATATTAGAAGTACCAGCAGTCCAAGCCGTTGCTGATAATGCTGCTGATTGAGTAGAGAATACTGCATCCGTATATTCATAAGTTCCAGCACCTCCAGTATAAGCATTAGATGTTAAAAAAGCCGTTCCACCAGAACAAGTATAAGTCAATGTGAAATCTACTACTGCCAAAGTAGTAGAAGTTGTCGTGGTAGTAGTTGTTGCTGGACATCCAGTTAATCCTGTCGTTGTTAGTGATAATTGTAACCCACTAGGGTCGGTATAATAAATACTATCAATTCTAAACGTTTGACCTATTGAAGTTACTCGTTCATTAACTGCAAAAGAACCATTAGGATAGTTAGTAGAAGTAACAGTTACACCAGTAGCACAATTAAATAAAGCATACCATACTGGAGGTTGCGTTGTCGTTGTAGTAGTAGATGTCGTTGTTGAAGTAGTAGTACTTGTACTTGTTGTTGTAGTACTGGTTGTCGTAGTTGTACTTGTTGTTGTACTTGTTGTGCTAGTAGAAGTGCTTGTAGTACTTGTAGTTGTTGTAGGAGTTGCATCTGTGTAATACTTTCCTGTTCCTTGTAATGTAACCCCATAAGTTCCTATTTCCTTATAGTTTCCACTTATATCAAAGTTTGTTATAAAACAATATCCACTAATGTATTTAAAACCATCATTCCCATTATCAATAGCAAACCTAATAAGAAACAAAGTTCTATCTAAAATAACTTGAGCCATTTGTTGATATGAAAAGCCAGAAAGAGTTACTATTCCTTCACAAGAAGCATTCCATACAGAAAGGTCGGTAAGGTATTCTGTAAAGAAAGCATCTGTTCTACTAGATACTTCTTTTTGTTCAACCTGAACATTAAAAGTACAATTGGTAGAACACGCAAAAGGAGTTTCATATGTAGGAATTACTGAAGTATCAATCTTGTATAAAATAACATCTTTGCCTTGTACTTTAGTTGCCATTATTACTAAGTTAATGTATAAGCACCAATTCCTTGTAAAGTGATTGAATAAGTTGCTATTTCTTTATAAGGAGCATTAATTGAAAGAGCAGATATAATAGCATTGCCACTTATAATTGTATAACTAGAGCCATTATTTATTGAGAATTTAACTGCAATAGTTGTCCTTGCCAATTGATTAGTTAACATATCAGCATATGAATAACCTGCTAAAGTAACAATACCTTCACAAGTAACTACCCAAGAAGCTATGTCAATTTTAAATTCTCTAAACCAAGCAGAAGTCTGGCTTGTTACATCCTTTTGTTCAACTTGAATATTAAAGGTGCAATTAGTAGAACAAGCAAAGGCAGTATCTACCCCTCCAACTACTTTATAAAGAATTATATTTTTACCCTGTACTTTGTCTGGCATATTGCAAATTTACTTAAATTAAAGTATTATATGATATTTCATAACCATTTGTAGATACTATATTAGTATTAGAAATTTGTAGTAATGTAACTTGACTTTCATCATTAGGGTAACTTATTGTAGCATTACCTAACATATATGAATTACTAGCAATGTTTATTTGATTAGGGTCTGTATCAGTAGCCTTAAATAACTTAGAAGCATTTAATATCCCATTTGTTGTTGATAAACTAGATAAACTACAATCCACATTTATAATATTACGAGCATACACATTAGTAAATTGTTGCATCAATAATTGTATTAAACTTGGGTAATTAGTAGCACCACCATATTGATACCAAGATGAAGGATTATAGCCATTACTGAATAAGAAAATACCTATCTCAATTGGATAAAAATAATAACTACTAAAACTACCATAAGGAATTTCAACAGTCTTAACATATTCATTTGTGTTACTTAAATAACTAAAATAATATATATTATTAATCAATGGGGTCATTTTAAGCGACATATTACTTAATTGAGCAAAAGTACCTGTGCTATTTTCAAGTGCATATTTAAAATGTAACTCCCCAGATATTGGAGTAACGGCAGTAGTAAAACTAAATGAATTTACATCACTACCACTTGGACCAGAATATGCTGGAACACTATAATATTGAGATGTACTTACCCAAGCAGTTCCATCCCACCACCAACTAGCAGTTCCATCTGTTAATAAAACGTAAACGTGCCCTCTTGGGAGATTACCTAAATCTTGACCTTGAAATATCCAAGAAAATGTAAGTTTAACCCCTCCTGCTATTTTAGGATAAGAACCTGATTTTATTTCAATAGAAGCCTCATTTGTTATAGATGTACTCCCCCTTATCAATCTATATTGTGCAAAAGAATCAGTTGTATTATTTACAATTGTAACAGTACTTCCTATTCCAGCAAAGTTTATTTGCCAGTTATCTGCATATAAGCCAGTAAAAGGTCTAAAATTGCCATTAGATATATAATTATCTGCTATTGTTACATCATAATTGCATTCAACTTTATTAAAGCCTTTCTTCATTATTTTTAATTGTGAATTATCTATAAAGTATAATCCACTTGTATTGCCAACATATCCCTGAATAACGCTTAATGTATTTAAGTTACTACCACTTGATGCAACTGTTCCTGTGTATGTATATTCAGTAAACCAATTATTCTCATTAGCAAATTCATTAACTGCAACTATCCACCATTTACCACCAGCTTGAAATAATCTACAACCAAATGATTTAACAATATTAGACAATACATCCAAACAACTTATATAAGTTATGTCTGTATCTATAAAGGTTCTATAAGGTAGATATGTTTGATTAAAAGGTTCGCTATAACTATAATCAGACCTATCATCCATACCAGTAGCATAATAAGAACATACTGTCATTATATTAGGGTCAATTGGGAAATCAATACTATTTAAACATAATGTAATGTAGTATAATAAAGTATTTATAGCATTGGTATCAGTAGATGCAGCTATTGGTAATGGAATGCTTTTAAGTATACCTAATCCATCAACGGCATTAAATGACAATTCTTTTCTACCAGTTGAATAGCTTATTTGAACATTATCTGATAATACCCAACCACACCATTGTAAATCAGCATCTAAGTATAATTTAGCAAAATACTTTCTATCATTTAAAGTAGTAAAATCAGGGATATTAGCTAGGTTATCTGTTACATCTAAAACCACTCCTAATTGACTTGCATAAATAGGCTCAAATGGGTCATCTGAATTAGGTATATACTGAAGGTTAATACCTACTCCTTGATACTCAATTAAACTACCAGCATAAGAATCTTCTTGTAAATATAAATAAGCCGTTTTGCCTGATTTACTTGCAAATGTTGCTTTGTATTTATTTTGATATGCCATATTATCTTCTCAGGTTAAGGTTACTATTTGCTCTTTGAGTTGCTAATACTAAATCACTACCCTTTAATAAAAATTGACCTAATAAACCACCACCACCAAATCCCATTCCACTATCTAAAGCAGCAGCACCTAAAGGAGTAGCACCGACACCCAATGCAGTTAAAATAGCTTTGAATATTAATGCTTGTGCAACCATTTCAACTAATTGTATAGCAATTCTTTTAAACGATTCTTCTAATGCTTTGCCTATATCTCCACCATTAACAAAAGTCTCAAATACATTGTTAAAACCTGAAGCAACAACAGATGTTAATTCAGCAGATAATTTTAATTGAGTGTTAAGAGTTTCTAAGTCTTGGGCAGCTACACTTGTTTGTTCATTCATAGTGTCTGTGTACCAAGCTGGTACATCTTCACTTATCTTGTCTGTTCTTTGTCTATTAAGTTGAAATAATACTGGAGTTGCTTTTCTTCTTTGTGCCCTTGTGGGTCTAGTTATATCTTGTTCTGATTTTATATAAGCATTTAATTCTCTCTGATAATTAGTCATTTCATTACTTTGTGCTTTTAAAGCAGTAGTAGATAAAGTAGTAGAATCTTTGTATTTTATTTGCTCACGAGTAATATCAGTTAAATTAGATTTTAATGAATTAATATTTTTATCTACTGCTCCTAATTCTTCTTGATGTTTATCTAGTGCTTCATTAGTTATTTCGGTATTATATTGAAGTGAAACCATTTCACCAGAAGCATTAGTCAATGCAGCTTTGATAAATGTCCAAGCAGCAGTTGCAGCACCTACTTTGTCTCTCATTTCAGCTAAACTATCTAATTGTAATCTTGCTTTCTTTGCTTCTTCTTCAGCTATTAATGTTGCAAATGCTTGTGCTAATGCTTTACGTTTTAAAGCCTCTGTAATACCATTAATGACTACTTCTAATCTTTGACCATCATTAATATCTAATTTTTGTAGTTCAATATTACCTTTATAAGTATTTTGTAATTGTTTTAACGCAGTTTCTCTTTCGTTAGTTGTTAAAGTGCTATCTTTTACAATATCATTTAAAATAGTTAATTTATCTGCCTCTGCTTGTGCTGAACCTGTTGCCTTTGCAATACTATCATTCATTTTTCTTTGAGCCATATCAGCTTCAGATATTTGAGCAATGTATTGACTAATTTTAGGACCGAATGCAACAATAATAGAAGTTAAAGCACCTACTGCTAAACCAATACCTGCTGGACCAGCTAAACTAGAAAGCATTGATTTAAAAGCACCAGTTGTACTTCCAGTAGTATCTTTTAATCGTTGGAATGATTCTAACAACGGATTAATGTTGTTTGCTATACCTATAAAACCATAAGGAGCATCTTGTGCAACCCTAGATAAGTTATTTAAAGCAAGTGCAGCTTGATTAGTATCTCCTTTAATCTCTTGAAACCTAGTCTTTAATCCAGAAGTTGATTTTGCTAAATCCTCAATAGCTTTTAACGCTTCTTTATTATCGGCAGTTATTATTAATTGTAAAGTTTCGTTTGCCATTTTATTATTTTACTCCATACAAAGATAATGTTCTTTGAAGCTCCTCGTTTGTTAGTTTAGGTTCATCTTCATTCTCATCTATATCACTTGGCAAAGGCATAAAGGATTTGAGACTTTTAGGAGATTTATCAGATGTATTAGATAAATATATCATATACGATAAAGTTCTTACTCTTTCCCATTCCTTTACTTCCTTATTTTGGTATGCCATATTATACAACAAAAATTCTCGCCAAGATAGTTGCCAAAACTCATTTATTGTCAAGCCAACTTCAATTGCGAGAATTAATAGAGAATCCCAACTATAAAATCCTATTTTTTTTTGCCTCTTTCTTAGTTTCCTGTAAATCTGGTGTCATTGAATCTTGCATATACTTCATAAATGCAATTAATTGACCCTCTTTAGCAGATAAACCACCTACTTCATCTATCCATTCACAAATTATATACTCATCAAAATCAATAGGCTTTTGAAGGCTTTTATATCCACTTTCGGCAGCAGCACTAATGATATTAACAATAGTGCTTAAATCATAGTTTCCACTAGATAAA